GCCCTGAGGTATGTATCGACGCAATTGCCTGAACCAACGGCAATATTTTTTGTGACATGAATACCAGTTACAACAAATCCATTAGGAATAGATTCGAACTTAACGGCGCCGCTTTCGGTGACCCTTTCGACATAACCAACGTATGTGCAAGGAGTGAAAGAAGGAAGACCAAGGTCAGTGAGAATGGCGTTGTAAACGCTAATACATTGCTCCAGGCTTTTGAGGCCGAAAAGATTATCGATGCGGTTAAAACGTGAAGGGTTACCGGATATATGAATCCGACGACCATTGACATGAACAGTTATTTTTGTGGAATAACTACCCTCGTGCTTAAGCTTCGATTGCCGTTCCGCTTTATAACGATCTTCCAGGTTTTCGGCCAAGAAATCGAGATGGCAATAACCGGTAGGGGAAACAATCGGAAGGTCGAAGTCGAAGTCCTGATAACCTTCAAGCCAGTCGAAGAAACGCATTATTGCCCCCTGACCAATAAATAATTGCGAGGTCTAATAGTACGAATGGCAGGAGGCAATAACGATTCATCGACCTTAATAGTTTTATAAAAATCGGGATTTGGTGTATCCATATCGTCAAGGGCTTGTTTAAGCTGTGAATCCATTTTTGAAGAACGAAACAAAGGGCCAGGATGAACCCATTCAGGAAGCCAGTAAGGAACATGCAGGCGGTTCATAATTCGGCCCTAACCTGTTCAACAGTTTTAAGGGGAATATCAAGGCCATTGAAATAAGGGCCGTACAGAATCTTTTGATGTTGCTCTGGAGTCAGGGCAAATTTTTGCATTTGATCGAATGACATTAGTTGCCTCCCTGCCCTTAAAACGGAAGATCAAGATAATTACGAAGATCACCGGGCCGACGATCAGCAAGAAGATCACGGGCGGCAAGATTGCTCATCAACTCAAAGTAAGCAAAAACGATCACAGGTAGAGTCAAACAGTCATTGTGATGATTGATAATCAAACGAGACAAGTGCTTTGCCCGGTAATAATTACGGCGGTTCCATTTAACGCAATAGCTCAATTTATTACGCCAGGGCTGACTAATAGGACCTTTAGAGCAAGTACATGCGAAGCCCTTACGCGAAGAACAAAAGCGGGAATGAGGCCGAGAATCGGAATTAAGCATTGATGCCCCCCTGCCCTACAGCAGCACCGGACGCGCCGGCAGGGAGGCGCGCAGAGTCGCCCGATTTTGGTTGATAAGTGATCCGGCATGCAAGGCAATGTTCAGCGTGGTGCGTAAAATCAAAGCCGGTGCCAAAGCATTCAGGGCAAGCATCGGGATCAAATTCGACATGAACAACGGTATAACCCGCAGGCTCTAAGAAATGCTCTTCTGGCTCTTGAAAGGCTTCGCGCTCGACGGCGGCGGCTTCTTCTCTATCCTGACGAGAGAATAAGCAATCAGAGTCTTCGGCTATTCTTGAATTGCGATAAAGAGAAAAGCGGCGCGACGCCCGAGAATCGGCTTTTTGTGCAATCGAAGAAACACGGAAATAATCAGGATGATCGAATGGCAAAGACATGAAGAGTTCATGTAAAGCCAAACACAGAAAACAAGCCTGATCGTGAAGCTGAAAATATTGTGTATTCATGGTCTGCGCTCCATGTGGTTGAAAATAGCTAAAACGTTTTTAGCGCTAAAAGTAGTTTAGCTATTTTTTTGCAGGAGGCAAGCGTATAGTTAAAAAAATTTTAACCAAGAGTAAAAAAATGAAAACGGTTATAGATTATCTAAATGATTTAAAAGAAAAATTAGGAAGCGACTACAAAATAGCAAAAGCGTTTGGAGTCGATACGGCCGGAATTTCGATGATAAGAAAAAGAGGAAAAATATCGGACGAAAACGCAATCAAACTAGCGGAGCTGTTGGGCATCGACCCGGCAGAAGTGCTGATAGCGGCGGCAATGGCCAGAAGTGAGGGCGCGGTTAAAGCGGCGTGGGAAAGCGTGGGAAAGCGGGCAGGAATCGCCGCAAGCCTGATAATGGCGACGATGATAACGGGAATGATCCAGACAGAACAGGCTAAGGATTCAATTGTCGAAAATATACATTATGCGAAGTCTTTTAAGGTAATCATAAAAAAAGCTTGGGCGGCTATCCTGGAGATTTTTGCAAGGATCACGAATTATGAAACGCGGCAGAAAAGCAAAATCACAGTTCTATCACATCCGGTTCAATACCGTGGGCCTGAACGAAGAGAGAGCGGCCGAATTGATCGGCGTTCCCGTCGAAGAGATTCGACAGTGGGACAAGGACGGCGCGCCAAAGATGGCAGAGAAGCTTTTGCTATTGTGGGACCGGAAAAACGTTGGGCATGAAGGATGGGAAGGTTGGCTATTCAGTCGCGGCGTTTTACGCTACAAAAATCAACGCTGGACGGCAAAAAGGATTTTAGAACTGACAGACCAGGAGCAAAAGCTTTACACGCTCCAGAACGAGCTAGAACGCCTTAGAACGTGGCGCGGGTTATTCACAGTTTTTGTGGATAAGGTTGTGATGAAAACGGCTAGAAGGCAGAGAAAGAGCCGGTTCTAGTCAAATTGAGCAAAAAATAGACAATTCAAAAAAGCCTTGTATATCAACAACATGCAAGGCACCCTAACCTCAATAAGCCGCTGAGACATTTGTTAGATGTTGCACTTTGGTATGGGATTGAGAAAATAAACCTTTATATTCATAAGCTTGCAACGGTTTTGCAAAAAATGGATTTCTTGAGTTTTCCATATTTTTCAATATCTTAGGTCGTCTCGCATAGCTGCACTTTGGTATGGGATTCCATACTAAAGTGTGAGTGTTACTTGCACTTCTCACACTTTTTTTCCCTGACCCCTCGAAAGACCCTGCCCCGAACAAAAAGAAAAAGCGTAGACCGGAAAAGACATACTGCCTGTTGGCCTCGATGCGTGAACACCCCCAAACAGCGAAAGCGGTATTTTTTAGGATAGGATGGAGGCAAGGTTCAAAGCCATTGGCCAGGAGCTGGCCCAAGAGCGCCGAAAACATGACGAGATATGCCGGGTTCCGCGCGGGCAAAAATTCGAGAGCTGCGTTCAGTGTAATTCTGCGCGCTGTTTTGGCAGGTCATCGGATCAGCTGAGGATCCAGCACAGCCAAAACGCTTTTTATCGGTGTCCGTCCGGACAGCCGCTAAAAGTCATCAAGCCGCATCAAGCGTTATATGAACCCGAAGACCGAGAGAAGCCGCGATATTTAGCAAGGCATCAAGGGAAAATTTAGATATCTTGCCCTTCACCAGGTCATTCAACCGCGGCTGAGTGATGCTGCAATGATTAGCCGCTTCGGTCTGTGTCCAGCCGTTGGCCTGAATGATAGCGGCGATTTGCCGCATAAGTTCGGCCCGAGCCTGAAGGTTTGCAGATTGCGCCGGCGTATCGGTGATTGCGTCGAAAACGCTAGTAAAAGTTTGCTCAGTCATTTTTTTCCCTCATCAATTCATTAAAGCGTTTGGCGGCTAGATCGATATCGCGCTTAGCTGTCGTCTGGGTCTTTTTTTGAAAGACATGCAAGACATAGACGGCATTAGGCAAACGCGCGTAATAAATCACGCGATAAGCGCCGGTTTCGTCTCGAATACGAAGTTCTTCTACGCCCTGCCCTATGGTCGATATCGGCTTAAAGTCGTCGGGCTGACTGCCTCGCTGAATTTTATCAAGTTGATAGCCAGCATCCTGGCGAACATCACCAGGAAAATCACGTAAACGGTCTAAGGAATCGCCAAGGAAGATTATAGATTTCATAAAATGAATTATATCAGTTTGGATATAATTTACGAAAAAAATTAATCGATATATGGCACGGGTTTTGCGGTGGTGAAAAAAATAAATTTGACTTTTTAAAATGCAGAATTTAATAGGTTTAATATTGGCATGGGGTTTGCTTGTTGAGGCAATTTCCCTTTTGGCGTTGTGCCGGATGCAAAGCCGCGCCCGCTACCGCTCTACGCGGCTGCTTGCCTCCGGCACATCGACAGGAACAATCTGTGATGCGGTGGCAACCAAAGCGTTTTGAGGAATTTGCTGTTCCGGAATCGATTTAGGTTTGGGATCGCCGTACTTGTAGCAATCGCGGCGGATGACCAGGTCGGCGGAATCAACAGACGCAGAGCAAGAGCGAACACGGGAAGAATGACAAGCCAGATTGAGAACGGATCCATCAGGCGCGATAAGGGCCAAGCTGCACAGGCCGTGAACTGAAACGCGAACGCCGGCGGCGAACAAATCGCGATAACTTACGTTAACCAGGCCATCCACGGAATCAGAAACAAAAGATAAATGGACATGGTCACGGTCAGAAATACGCTGATAAGCGATAAGCAAAAGGTGATGTCCTAGATTATCAAAGAAACGAGCAGCTTGCTGGAAAGGTACATGATTAGAACCGTCACCAGAAGCCGCAAGAGCGCGGTTTTTAGAATCGTGATGAACTGGAGACTCACGGCCCGAATGATCAGCGGCGGGAACCGGAGAAGCCGAGGAATTAGAGGACGAACCTGATTTGTGAGTCTTCGACCAATTTGCAAAAGAATACACCAGAGTTCCGACAGCCAAAACCATAACAAACAAAAGAAGCTTGAGCTTCGGATCGCCCAAGATGCTTTGGTCTGCCTTGCTGGCCGTGTGCTCGCCGGTGGCGGTGGATTGATAGCAGCGGAAGACGCGTTCATCAGCCTTGTATTTTCGAGGCTTGCCGATAATGTTTGCTGAATATTTGCCGGAATTTTCGGGGTCATGTTGAAACTCATACCAGGAGTTAAAGAGGCCAAAAAGCTTTGCCAGGGATTCAGGAAGCTTGCCAGATAAAGACTTATGGCGGTAGGCGGTTTCGGAGGTCTGACGGATAAAATCTTTGACCTTCTCAATATTCGGCGTAGAAAGGAAAATGTCCCACTGAAAATGACGCTGCATATCAAAGGCGGTCAAAACGTCTTCGGGTCGATGCACAACCGAAGTATGACCGGTATAGTCGTCGTGAATCTCGATAGTGATTTCGTCGGGAACAAAACCGGTAGGATAAATAGGAATGTCCAAGCTTTCGGGCTTGAAGTCTCTGCGGTTCGGATAAATGCGCTGGCACTCGTCGATAACGACAAGGGCGCGGAGAGGCGCCCAATGGAACCACCCCGCCATCCATTTGCGCTGCTCGGCAACTTCGGTATCTACATACCAGAGGTCGGCAGATTCAGGGAATTTAAGGTCTGGGAATTGATCTTGAATGCGATCGATCGAAGTAAGGCCGCGAACATTGGTAACAACGACCCTACCCTGCTGCAACGCATCGATGACAAAGCGCTGGACGAGAGTAAAGCTTTTAAAGCTGCCAGGGGGGCCATGATGAATAGATGACGCCATCAGAAGCCCAAGAAACGAAAAACAAATTTTGTCATACCCGCGCTGAGAATAATATTAACGGCTTCGGGCACACGGAAGAAAACCAACATAGAGAGAATTTTAGAGTCAAGAGAAGACCAAGCCTGATTGAGAAACGCGCTTAGGTTAAGGTCGGCTATCAGGTTTTGGGCGACTTTGTAAGAGAAAATAAGAGCCTGGATTTTGATCTTAATCCAAGCGACAGCCCACCACTCAATAAACCATGCCGTCCATTTTGCGAGCAAATCATAGACGGTTTCGGATATAAAATTCGTAACGGTGTCGTGAAATTCAACGACAGCGTTCACTATATCGACGATAACGGACATGATTACTCCAGGAATATGCGAACGGCAATTAAAGCGGCCATGAACAACACGAGCAGGCCAACCCATGAAAGGGGATCGGCGTATTTATTGAGGTCAACAATGACGTGAACGCCCATTATGGTTCCGAAATCGAAAACGGGAAGCTGGCCGGAACCGGATGCATTGAGCTTTACGGAATTAGAAAGGCCAGATTTAACCTCGGCAAATTTGGCATCAAGATCGGCTTGAGCATCAATGAGAGCCTGAGACGGCTCGGAGTTATCAAAAGAACCGGAACCGGGAGCGGCTTTTGTTTTACGAACACCCTCGCCAAGCTTGGCTAAAGTCGATTCTTTTGCACAGCCAGGACAAGACCCCATATCAGCAGAACCATCCGATCCGGTACCCGATCCCCCCTCGCCGTCACCATTGGGGCCGGTGTAAATGCCGGCGAGAGTATCATTTAACCTTTGAAGCGAGCCAAGAGAATCACCGGACGCATGACCGGCAGCATTTTCGGAACGTCCACCAGGATAAGACGGAGTAATGATAGAGTCATCAGCGGCGGCGTGCTGGGCAAGCTGTTGAGCAGCGGCAGCGGATTCAGCCGCGGCAGCAGCGGCAGCAGCAGAAGCAGCGGCTTTGGCAGCAGCAGCGGCGCTGGCTTGTTGCGCGGCTTGAGTCTCTGGACTGGGCGGAGGATAAGCCTGTGCGGATGCCTGAGCAGCGGCAGCAGCGGCGGCGGCTTCTTGTTGGGCGGCTTGCGCGGCAGCTTGCTTTGCAGATGCAGAGGCGGCGGCGTCAGAAGAACGGGCAGCGGCATCAGATGATGCAGACTGGGATTGAGTTTTTGCGGAAGCATTTCTGACCGGTTGAGAAGAATTTGCATAATCAATATTTGCCTGATTGTTTGAGCAAATCTGACCAGGCTTGATGCAATCATGATCTAAAGCAGGGCAATCGATAGTATTAATATCACTCATGCAGATATTAATATCGGTCCGTGCACACGCAGGAGGAGCAAGAGTTACATCAAAGAAAAAGCCGCCAGTAGAAGAATTTTTATTGCAATCGGGAATAGGAACACAACCGCTAGAAATGCGATATTGATCCTTTGGGCAATCCTGAGAATAAGTAGGCTCGGGAAGCTTACAAACACCGTTCACTTCCGATTGACCAGCGGGGCAAACGCATGAACCTGAATTAATATCTGTAACCTTGCCGCCAGTACAAGAAGAAGGCGAACCAGAAACGCAACCATAATACCAATAATATTTCTGGTAATTAGCAGGGTCTTGACGAAGATAAACAGTAGAGTTATTGGAACCCGAAGGAGCGGCAATACATGATGGAGAATTCCCTGATGTTTGAACACACGCATTATTATTATCAGATTTGCAAGCGCTTAAAGCAGCGGAAGCAGTAGAATAATAATAATTAACAACAGCAGCGGAAGCAGTTAAAGGAAATATCAAAAGTAATAAAAAAAAACTAACCACGGGCAACATTGAAACCTGCCAGAAAGGAAAAGAAAAAGACAGATGCCATGATGACCGTGGTTAACATACGATTACTTCCGCAACAGAGAGATAATCAGGCCGATACCGGTAACAACGGCAACGAGAGCGATTACACCGCCTGCAGCAGTCGTTACATTGGCGTTTGCGCCAGTGAAAGCGGCGGAAATGTCGGCGCCGACATCAGCAGAGGCAACGCCAGCAGCGCCCATCAAAGCAGCGCCTTGCGCGTATTTGTTGGAAGCAAATTTTTTCAGGTTTTTAACAAATTTCATGGTTTTAACTCCAGTTATTAAGGGCTTTCGCCCTGGTCGGTGGTTTTGGTCATCAATCGGACGATTAGACCAGTTGCAAGGCCAGTAATAAAGGCCAAGATCGAATAGCCTATGAGCAGCTCAAATAGAGAAGGATCAAAGGCGAAATAGGTATTAAAAAGCGCTTCAAGATCGGTTGGCCAAGCTTGCCAGACGCCAGAACTTGAAAGACAAGACGCTTGATCAAGTCCGGGCATTTCTTGCGCGGTGTAGGCATTGCCGGAAATGATGCAAACGTCAGTCATGGATTAAGCCGATTTTTTGCCGCCGAAGACAGGAGACGGGTTTTCTGATTGGTCAACATTAGATTGAGCAGGAGAAACAGAAAAACCGACAACAAGATTTTTGCCCTCGGAATTCATCTTTGTTTTTAAAGCAACAAATACAGGCTTATCAGCGCCGCCATTATCACGATAAAACTTAAACAAGGTATCAAAAAAAGATTCTGAAACGGCCAATTCTACGGGAATAAAACCGATACCAGTAGATTGGAATCTTTCGCGGTTTACATCTTCAAATTCTTGAAGCACGGTACAACGTGGGAGAGAATAAGGGTTATTCTTTTCTTTAGAAAGGCCGGTATTTTTATAAACGTTAATGAGATACATAATATTAGTCCAGGTGATTAAGCAACTAAGCGCAGGTGGTTAGGGAATTTATAGTTGGGTGGTGGCAAAAGTTCGCGTTTTTCGATTTCAATGACTTCTTTGATGATGACGGGAGAGAAGACGATCAGGTTGCAAGGTTTGGCAATATCAATGCCGATTTTGCGCAGACGTGCGCGGTGGGTTTTAACCTGACTTTTAGCAAAATCAAATTTCTGTCCATTCATCCAATTTATTGCATAGAGCGCCGTTATGTTTGCAGCCTTGGTATTATCGACTACGCCTTCATTTATCAATGTTTCAGTGAGTGTTTGTAGATTCATGGCGGAAACCTTTAATTTTTTATCGATATTTAAAAAGTCTTCGAATATATCGTCGAGGATTGAATAATTGGAAAGTCCGTAATATTGGAGATTGTTTTTTTTGATAAATGGAGAATTAAATTTAAGCTCGAAACGTGCCACGCCGGCTTGTTCGCAGTATTGCTGAACAGAGAGCAAATATTGATATTCATCTGATGACTCGCCGAATTTACGCTTAACCTTAGGCAGAGATTTTAAAGCGATTTCATAAGCCTTATCATAAATGGATGGATAAAGTTCACGGGCATTTAACAGCTTGCTAAGCCAATCAACAGTCTTTCCGTCCGGATGCAGGCGGGCGCGACGATTACGATAAGACAAGGAAGAAACGGCTTTGAGATAGGTATCGACGCAATTGCCAGCACCAACAGCAATATTTTTTGTAACGTGAATCCCCGTTACGACAAATCCATTCGCAAGGGCGTCAAACTTAACGGCCCCGCTCTCAGTAACCCTCTCAACATAACCAACGTACGTACAAGGTGTGAAGACGGGAAGACCTAAAGATTCAAGAATACCGTTATAAACGCTAATGCATTGCTCAAGAGTCCTAAGGCCAAAAAGGTTATCTATCCGGTTATAGCGCGAAGGATTACCGGATAAATGAATACGGCGACCATTGACGTGAACCGTTATTTTTGTCGAGTAACTGCCTTCATGCATGAGCTTCGATTGGCGCGGTGATTTATAACGGTCTTCCTCATTTTCGGCCAAGAAATCGACATGACAGTAACCGGTCGGGGAAACGATCGGAAGATCGAAGTCAAAGTCCTGATAACCTTCAAGCCAGTCGAAAAAACGCATTATTGCCCCATGACCAATAAATAATTGCGAGGTCTAATAGTACGAATACCGGCATGAGGCAATAACGATTCATCGACCTTAATAGTTTTATAAAAATCGGGGTTTGGTGTGTCCATATCGTCAAGGGCTTGTTTAAGCCGTGAATCCATTTTTGAAGAGCGAAACAAAGGGCCGGGATGAACCCATTCAGGAAGCCAGTAAGGAACATGCAGGCGGTTCATAATTCGGCCCTAACCTGTTCAACAGTTTTAAGGGGCATATCAAGGCCATTGAAATAAGGGCCGTACAGAATCTTTTGATGTTGCTCTGGAGTCAGGGCAAATTTTTGCATATGTTCGAATGACATTAGTTATCCCCTGCCCTTAAAACGGAATATCAAGAAAGTCAAGAACGCGACAAGGGCGGCGATCGGCCAAACGATCGTAGTTGGCCAAATTTCTCATAAGCTCAAAATAGGCATCGACCAAATTCGGAAAACTGAAATCTGGAACGTAACGAGAGAAAAAACGCGAAAGGCTACGCGCCTTGTAAAAATTGCGACGATTCCAACGAACACCGTAAGAGCAGGATTTTTTCCACGGCTGCTGAATAATAAATTGCCTCCCTGCCCTGCTTGATGCCGAAGCAAAAGCGTAAACGGGCGCGCCGGCAGGGAGGCGCGCAGAGTCGCCCGATTTTGGTTGGTAAGTGATCCGGCATGCCAGGCAATGTTCTTCTGGCTCTTGAAAGGCTTCGCGTTCGACGGCGGAAGCAATCACAGAAGAGATCGATGAATTAATGGCAGCTTTCGTGGAAGCGATTGATAAATTAATACGCCTCGTAAAACGAGCATGAGCACGTTGAGAGATACGGGCTAACCGCTGGACATCCGATATAGAAACAGAAGGGTCAAGAACGGCGGCAACAGTTAAATCAGAAAGGCGAGAATGAAGATTATCTGCCTGATCGACTAAAATTTGTTGGTGTGTCATGGTCTGCGCTCCATGTGGTTGAAATAGGTACAAGTTATTTGTACCGGACAAATTAATTGTACCTAGCATTCAAAAAAATACAAGGGTATAGTACAAATAAATTGCACCCAGGATTTAAACACATGAAAAACATAGAAAAATATCTAGACGAACTGAAAGAAATAACAGGAAGCGACTACCAAACGGCAAAAAAAATGGGAGTCGGAAAATCAGTAATTTCTCAAATCAGAACAAGAAAAGCGGTAAGCGACGAGAACGCGGTAAAGATGGCGGAGCTGTTAGGCATCGATCCGGCAGAGGTGCTAATTGCGGCGGCAATGGCCAGGAGTGAGGGCGCGGTAAAAGCCGCGTGGGAAAGCGTGGGAAAGCGGGCCGGAATCGCCGCAAGCCTGATAATGGCGGCGATGTTAAGCAATAGTCAAATCGATGGAATAACAGGAATTGAAACGGTCGATAATATACATTATGCGAAGTCT